CAATCTTTATCTCAAACTACGAGAAACTAAAGAGGGGTAACGAACATCTCGTCAAAGCAGGAAAGAAACTATTCCGCTGGACCCTACCAACTGGCACACTCATTATTTGGGACGAGTGCCACAGGTGCAAGTCACCCTTCAGTCAGAACTCACAGATGCTTGTCGCATCGAGACAAGCTGGTTACTGCAATCTACTACTATCTGCTACAGCCTGCCAAGACCCTACAGAGATGAGGTCGTTAGGCTTCGCCTTAGGTTTGCACTCGCTGAACAGACCTGAAGGACAGAAGAAGAGTTGGTTCTCATGGATGATGCAATACGGGTGCAAGAAAGATCCGTGGAATAATTGGGTGGCTGGACCTGTATCAAAATTGGTACATCTTAACAAAGAACTCTACTCTACGAATTGTGTCAAGCTCACGCCTAAGGATTTGCCCAATGCCTTTACGGACAATCAAGTCATCACAGAACCTCTCGCCTTTTCATCACTCACGGACATCACTCGCTTCTACAAACAGCACGGCGTGACTCCTGAAATCGTGGATCAGTTCCTTGAAGACGGAGGCACATCGCCGCATATCCTTGTGGAGATCCTACGCGCTAGACAGCTTGCCGAAGCTGCCAAAGTGCCTGATATTCTTGACATGATTACCGACGCTTGTGCCGAAGGGTACAGCGTAGCCGTCTTCGTGAACTTCACCGATACCGTCAAAGCCCTCGCTGAAACTCTCACCCATGCGTCTGTTATTGTCGGAGGCCAAAGCTCTACGGTAAGAGAAGATAACGTACAGCGGTTCCAGACAAACCAAACGAATGTTATTCTTTGCAATATCGCGGCAGGCGGGGTCGGTGTTTCTCTACACGATACGGAAGGTGGACATCCGAGAATGAGTCTAATCTCGCCGACGTTTAACGTGAAGGACTACATTCAGACGTTAGGTCGGGTACATCGTGCAGGCGCGAAAAGCCCCGTAGTTCAGCGAGTTCTGATTGCTTCAAAAACTATTGAAGAAAAAATCGTTGACAAGCTGGAGAAAAAACGATTGGCTATGGACACATTACACAAGAAACCGACACCATGAACATTGAAACCGTAGACCACTCCGAACGAGCACACGCTGAGTTCGGCCCATCAAGCCTCAAGTACTACTCCATCTGTGCAGGATACCACGGAAAGGAAGGAACCAACTCCGCTGCCGAAATGGGCACACGTATCCATGAAGCTCTTGAAGTCCGCGACCCATCGGCTTTGCAAAGTGACGAAGAGATGGAGATCTATGAACAGCTCCTCAAGGATGAGGAGGAGATCTTCCAGTGCGTTTTCGGCGGGACCGAGGGAGTAGCCATTATTCGTGAGAAGCGGCTAACTCTGGATCTTGACGCGAAGACCCCGACCTTCGGGACTTGCGACATTGTTGCCACGGATGGAGTAGTTGCCCTTGTGGCCGACTACAAAACAGGAATCAGCAAGATCGACCCGCCGCGTGAGAACTGGCAAGCGATGGCGTACACCCTCGGCGTGTTCCAAACCTTCCCAGACATCCAGACCGTCCACTTTGCTTTCCTTGTTCCCCGTAATGGGGGTGTGATTAACGGAACCTTTGAGCGCAGCGAGATGGGGACTCTACGCGACCGAATCAGTAAGGTCGTTAGTACAGCCGAAACGACACGTCCTAAATGGGGCACCAAGACAATTGATCTTGACGACCTCAACCCCTCAGTCAACTGCCGCTTCTGTCAGCACGAAGAACACTGTCCAGCATTAGGTGCGGTCGCCATTGAGGTTGCTCGTCGTTATCGACCTGATCTTTTGCCTGATGGTCCTATCGCTTCTGGCGAGATCGACGACACAGAGACTATCGAGAAACTCTACATTGTCGCTAAGATCGTAGAGAACTGGGCAGCAGGCATCAAGTTTAAGGCTACAGGAATGGCTCACGATGGTATCGAGTTTGAAACACTTCGGCTCAAGTCAATGGGTGCCCTCAAGAAAACCAAAGAGAAAAACTATCTCGCACAGCTTGCAGTCCGTCACGGATTGGACTTGACTGAAGTCATCGAAGCTGCCGACTTGACGCTTAACCAACTCTCTAAGGTCTTGCACGAAAAGGCTCCGAAAGGAAAAAAATCTTTTGTCGTTGACAGCTTTGAAAAAGAGGCTATTGATCTTGGCATCGTTGAAGTCGGCAAGACGCGATACACACTTTCCTCCAAATGAGGTAATCGGGAGTTATGGTTGTCCCCGCTAGTAAGCATACGCAACAACCAATCGTAAACCAGAAAACAGAAACCATGAGTAGTAAAAAAGAAAGCACTAATGTGCAAGTTGCAGAAACCGAAACATTGGCAGTCGCACCGACTAACAATAGCCTTGCGTTCTCTACGCAAGACATCGACATCCCTCGCCTCAACGTCATCCAAAAGATGTCGGAGATCAAGGGACCAATCGGAGCAGTGGTCATTGACCAAGACTCCGTATTGCTTGAAGCCGAACAGAAAGCCCCAGTCATCGTGATTGGTGCCGTCAAGAAGTGGAAAGAAAACGTACCGTTCGGCGAAGACTATATCCCAAAGATTGTGTCTTCTGAAGCCGAAGCTAAGGACATTGCTGCTGACAGCAACTACGAAGTAATCGAGTTCGCTGAAATCGTACTCCTGATCCCACAGACAGGTGACGACGACAGCCTATTCCCTTACCCAATCGGAGATACCAACTACCAGATTGGTCGTATCACCGTTCAGAAGGATGCGTACCGCTTGACCTACAAGCGTCTATTCACCTTCCAGACGTTCAACCCCGCAATCTCAGTTGCTACTCGCTTCTGGAACTTCGGTACTGAACTTATGTCGAAAGGCAAGTATAGCTGGTATGTACCAACGCTTGCGATCACGAAGAACGAAGTGCCTGCTGACGCTATTGAGTTCGCTAACCGCCTAACGAAAGGATCAAACTAATGGACGCTCTACCTAATCCACTGTCAACCCTCAAGCGTGAAGCTGATTCAATTCGTGCAGTCCTAAAGACTATTGATGAAAACATCAAAGGGTTGAACAGCCAGATTGGTGAGGTTCAACTTCAGAAGTCTTCGCTGCAACTCGTCGTTCAAGCAATTGACAACGAGATGGATCGAATCCGCATTGCAAACCCAATTGTTGAACAGTTGGAGTTTGAACTAGACCCTGAGTAACAATACACTGACCCCACACACTACACTCATTCAGTGTAGTGTGTGGGGTTCCTTTATGCCCACATACTAAAATGATAACGTACGCACTAGACTTTGAGTCCTACTACGATAGCGACTGCTCGATTACAACCTTAGGTCCGAGGGGTTATTTCTCCCACCCTAACTTCGATGCCTATATGGTTACTGTTGTAGGCGATGACGGATTCTCCTATGCAGGACACCCTAAAGATTTCAATTGGTCAATGCTGGAAGGCAGCACCGTCGTGATGCACAATGCGTCCTTCGACGAAAGCCTCTACCTGTACGGCGTAGAGAAAGACTGGTACCCTAAGGTTAATTTTGACTGCCACTGCACCGCTGACATGACGGCATTCTTAGGTCTGCCGCGATCACTCAAGAACGCTACAGCAGCGGTCTTCGGTACTGAGATCACGAAGACCACTCGTGATAACATGAAGGGCAAGCAGTGGGATAGCATGACCGACGACTTCAAGAAAGAGGTCACGGAGTATGCGATTAAGGATGCTGAACTTTGCTTGAGGTTGTGGCAAGAGTTGTCAGACAGATGGTCTGAGGCCGAGCGTAACATCAGTCACCTAAACCGAAAGGTGGGTCAGCGCGGCCTTCCTATTGACACTGATCTGTTGCAGAAGAATCTAAGCCAAATCAAAACAGAACTATTTGAAGCAGAGCAAAGCATTCCGTGGATCGCAGACTATACTCCGTTATCACGTAAAGCGTTTAACGAACAGTGCCGCAAGCAAGGGATTGAGCCGCCAGCATCACTCGCACAAGATAGCGATGAAGCTGACAAGTGGTTTGCTGCTCATCAGCAAGCCTGTCCTTGGGCGCGTTCTGTGCAAAGCTACCGCCGCATCAACGCGTTTCTTCGTAAGCTAGAGGCTTTCGATGCAGGCACAATGCCAGACGGCAGGTACTATGGCGGTCTCATGTATTGCGGTGCAAACCCTACGGCTCGCTTCAGCGGCAGTGGCGGTAACCTGAACCTTCAGAATTTGCCTCGTGATCCCATGTTCGGCGTGAACTTCCGTCACATGATCAAGCCGAAGGAAGGCTACAAGCTGATCGTAGCTGACCTTTCGCAGATCGAAGTACGTACGCTTTGCTGGCTGGCGAAAGACCAGAAAGCCCTTGAGCTTATCCGTGAGTCCGAAGACATCTATCACGCATTCGGTGTGTTGTTAGGGTTGCATGATCCTGCTAACGGACAACTTAGAGACTTCAGTAAGGAGCTAAGACAGAAGGTCAAGGCAATCGTGTTGGGCTGCGGATACGGGATGGGACCGAACAAGTTCTCTGGATTCGCCAATATGCCCATACTAGAAGCCGAAGTATCCGTAAAAACCTATCGTGAAAGGATGTCGTCTGTCGTCAAGTACTGGCGTAGTCTCGATCAGGATATGGCAATGGCTTATACCTTAGGTGAGCCGTTTGAGTTGGAGCTTCCTTCTGGCAGGTCAATGCGTTACGGCACGTTAAAGCGGATGAAAGAGTTGGGGCAAACCAACCGCTTCCGCTATATCGGCAAGCTAGTCCGTAACGGACAGATGCGAGACTTTGCCATCTGGGGTGGCGTGCTTACTGAAAATATGTCTCAAGCATTAGCACGAGACATTTTCTCCGACATGATGTTACGGGTTGTCGCTGCTGGTTATCCTGTAATCCTCCACGTACACGATGAAATGGTCTGCGAAGTGCCAGAAGAACACGCAGAGCAAGCACTCGCTGACATCCTCGGAATCATGCACACAGCACCGTCATGGATTCCTGACATTCCAGTTGCCGCTGAAGGGCATATCTTAGATCTCTATTCCAAATGAAATACCGCTACCTCAAAAACAACCGTGCTGTCGCCACGTCATCAACCGACGATTTATCCGTACTCAATTACAAGTGCCCGACCTTCGCTAACAAAGCGGAGTATCGGGAGTGGTGTGCGAAGGATACTACTGACCATTGCTTCTATTCGATGTCGGAGGGTGATGCGCCTTCCGCTCGCGTTAGCACTGACAATCCTGTTAATAAGCTACACGGCTTTGTTGCAGACTTCGACGACGTTCCTGTAGATTGGGACAACGTAGATCAGATCCTGAAGACTCGCTGTGACGGTACACCAATGCCGACATGGAGATCCAAGACGTATTCTGGCTTCATCCGATTGGTGTGGGAGTTCGACTCACCGTTGCCTATTGCCGCTGATCTTGCACCTGCTTTCCTCAAGCGGTTGTGTGATGCACTCAAAGCGTCAATGCTCTTAGGTGGGTTTGACAAGACCAGCCTCAAGCCTTCTCAGTACTTTGAGATAGGCACGAACTGGACTAAGATCGGCGATACCATCCCGATTAGCTTCGCTCGTACCATCCTACTCAAGTCGGCAAACGATACGCCGATTAAGACTTCGGACACCAACGTGCCGCTCGACGAGATCGCCGCCGAAGTACTCAGCCGTTTCCCTAATCGCTGGAAGGGCGAGTTCGTAATCGGTGCAAGGGGTCCGCTGTTCTGGATCGACGACGGCATTGATCGTGACGGTTGTCAGGTACGAGAGGACGGCATGATCTGCTACTCGGATCGTGCAGGCAAAGGGTTTGCGTCATGGCGTGAGATCTTAGGCAAGCAGTTCCTTGATAAGTTTGAGGAGAAGAAGTTGTCCAACCTCATTGACCAGTATTGGTTCAACGGCAAGAGCTACTACAAGATCTTAGGTGGTGGGCCTGTAGCAATCCCGAAGGACCAGCTTATTCTGGAACTCCGCAAGGTTGGCTTCAGCCCTAGACCTAAGAAGAACCAGCCGATCTCTGAGATTGAGCAGGCAATCTTGTCCATCTCAAATGACTGCCGTGTGGAAGAAGTCGCTCCTGTCGTGTTCTCTAAGGATCGAGTGGTGAGCTTCAACGGACGCAAGATCCTCAACAACTGTAGAGCAACGCCTATCCAACCTGCTGACAACGGCGATCCTGCAAACTGGCCGTGGATTCACCAGTTCGTTATCCCGTTCTTTGCTGATGACGATAAGGGCAACTCGACACTGCCGTACTTCCTCGCATGGTATCAACGCTTGTACGCGGCGATCTTGAATCACCGACTTGATCAAGGGCAACTGTTCATCCTCTTAGGACCAACAGGCCACGGCAAGACGCTACTGACAAACAAGATTATTGGTGCATCAGTCGGCGGATTCAGTGACGCTTCGGACTACCTTTCTGGTAAGACGAACTTCAACCGTGACCTCTGCGGATCTGCCGCATGGGTTATTGACGACCAGACCGCTGCCGCAACCTATGCCGATCAACGCAAGTTTGTCGAACTCACGAAGCGTTGCGTCGCTAATCCGAGGCTTGAGTACCATGCAAAGTATGCTGACGCTATCCCGCTTCCGTGGTCTGGCAGAGTGATGATGTCCTTGAACCTCGATGCAAACTCCCTTGCGGCACTGCCGTCTTTGGACAGTAGCAACCGAGACAAGATCATTGCACTTCGTATCAATGCAGGGCACAAGGTAAAGTTCGGCTCCAACGAGTTTGTGGAGAACACCATCGCCACTGAGTTGCCCTTCTTCTTGAGGTGGCTACTGGACTGGCAAGCACCGTTAGAGGTAAAGGATTCCAGTCGGTTTGGCGTGAAGACCTACATCGACTCGTTCATTGAAGCGGCAGCTTACGATAATAGCTCACGTTCAGCAATTGCTGAAATGGTGGAATTCTTTGCGAAGAAGGTGCGTGACCATACCGACAAGCCGAAGTGGAGAGGTACGCTCACTGAGTTTACCGTTGTGCTCCATGATGCAAACGGCGGTCGAAGTGTCGGCAACAGCAATAACCTTGAGTTCGTCCGTCGCGGCATGACCGTGCTTGAAGAAGTCAGCAAGCACAACAAGACCATCCGTCCTGTACGAAGCAGAGGCGACGGTGGCGGTAAGGTTTGGGAGATTGACCTATCGAAAGACTTCGATATTGACAAAGGGGAGGACTTCTAAATCCCCAACCGCTTCTTCGTCATCTTAACCGTTGGCGCGTGAAGTTCTGAGATAGGCAACGTGAACTCGTCGGCAAAGGAAAGTTTTCCGTCGTTCGGGTCCACGTTGCCTTTTGGTAGGAAGAGGGCACGCTCAATGAACTCACGAGCAGGTAACCAGCCGACAATCGTCGCTAAGGTCAATTGTTGGTTACACCTAACGAAATAGTAAACATTACATTTGCTACACAGCTTTTCCTTGTCATCCTCACTACCGTACACACGAGCGACATAATGGGCTTGTGGGACGGCTGCTGCTTTAGTGGTCTTAACATCGACAGTAACACCATTAGGCAGAATGAGATCGTAGGCAAAGCAGGTCGCACCGACGCGGTCACCCCCAATCAGTTCCTGAACGAGTACCTCGCCCATCATACCGATCTCGTTACCTCCGCCTCGCGTAAAAGAATTACGCAAAACACCCATCTGTTTTGAATCAGAGCGTGCGACTTTGCGTTGCGCGTCTGAAGGCTTAACGATTTTCATTAGTAAATTTGAATCATACGGCTCTGCATACCAGTTCCGTATGGGTCGATGTTGAGGCGGGGGATTGCCGCACCTCTACTGGAATTGACTTCTTCCTCCATGAGGAGCATACATTGGTTCCAGTGGTACTGAGCGCGTTCGATGTCAGCATTGTCTTCCATCAAACGGCCTAAGAGTCCTTGCTTGATTGCGCCGATGTTACCGACAAACACAATATCGTTGTCGTCGTGAAGCGGCTGAAAGGCACGCTTACAAAGAACGTGCACTACAGTAGTGCCGTCTACGGAACCGTTAATGCGGAACCGACGATAACGAGTCACACCGCTGTCAGGACCAACGGTTGCGATAAGATTTCGCTCATTAGTGTCATCCCCTGCAAAAATATCGTAAGCAATAGGCAAACCCTCATAGCGAATACTTACGATACTTTTAACTTGCAGGGAATCGAACTCGTAAATATCGTCTGGGCCATTAACGGCGGCAGCGGCAGTGTAGAACTGTGATCCGTTACTCCCAACAATAGTAATTGAACTACCATTCGCAAAACGAAATACTGGCTCAGAATTCGGACTAGATGTCGAAGGGCGCACCGAAAAAACTAATACACTAGAACTATCCAGTACCTCCTGTGAGATAGACTGCTTCGTCGGCGCGTAGCCTGCATCAATCAAACCCCATTGGATTGTCGGATTGACAGACAAGTTGCCTATGCCGATTGATTTGAAATCGTGCCATAGAGAACGAACAGGAACTGGAAAGCCGTCAACCATTGTGTGCAACACGGAGTCGGCATCATCAGGCAACGTGATGCAACCGTCAACAACAGGCAGGCTGTACTGCACGGTGAGGTCACGGTAGATCCCCATGTTGTAAATGCGTGCCAGTACCTGATTCAGGCTGGACTTGAAATCGCCATTAGGCTCGATGTAAGTACCGAGCATTGGGGCAAGTTGACTAAGGGTGTAGGCAGGCACGGGAATAAGTTATTGAATTAGTAATGTAAAGTCAAGTCAATAAAAGGTACTCAGGATTGTGAGAGTCTGGTCAAAATCGACATGACCGAAATCAAATGTTTGAATGACGTTTATTTGGATTTCGTTCATTGTGGCAGAAAACTCATACTTAGCACCTTCTTCAGTTACATAGTTACCAATACCAAAGTACCATTTTGTTCGATGTTTAAAGAAGAAGTAGCCTTGTAGTGCTAAATTAGCACCAACTAGACTTGGAGTAGTATATCTAAATTTATTCTCCGAATTTACAACGAGCAATGATCGGTCGTAGAGATTCTCAAAATTAAGAGGTGGATTAGATTTTAAATCTCCAACTGCGGTATTCACTCGGTCTACTATCCTATCCCCAGCTTCCTCATGGAAGACCGTATAATCTCTAAATGATTTCACATTAAATAACCACTGACCTGCAATCTGTGGGGTTATTTCAAACGGTGCTATTAAGCCTGCAGCAAAGAATGTAGCAAAGTCCTCGTCCGAGAAAGTTGAATACCCATCTCCTTTTGGAGCCATTAAGCAAAAGTCGGACATCAGTCTAAGGGCTTAAACGTAAAGTCAGTTGTCAAAACAATCGTGCCCACTACACCGTCCTTCCAACAATAGAACTCTGTCGAAAACTTTGTAACACGAGACGGCTTATTGGGCATCGGCGCAGGCGGAACGACAGGAAATTTTTTCCTTACTTCCCTATCAGGCTTATCGGGATTTAGGTTTGACGGTGTGGCTTTACGTCTTTGGGTTTGCTCTTTCTCAAACTCATCAATACTACGCTTAACGTCTTCCGCGTTTTGAGCACCCTTTTTGATGGCAACGTCAGTAAGTATCTCGTCCGTTGACTTACGTGCTGTATCGACACCGTTCTCCGCAGCCAGATCCTTAGCCGCCTGTCGGTTGGTTCTAGGCGCGGAGTTGCCGTTGACGAGTCTGTTGTTGGATAAGTACTCGCCGTTCAACGGCCTGCCGTTAGATGAGTCAGCGTTGCCGCCGTACGGGCCTCTTTGAATAAAGGGTTCGTCCATAAGTATTATCGTGCAAACAAACTAGCGTCAATCACAGAAGCTGTTACTCTGTGCCAGCCCCATTTGTACGGTTCGGATTGGTACCGCAGTAAGTAGTATCCAGATCTAGGGATGTCTTGGGGGTAAGTGGCGGAGAGTGATTTAGGGTTTACACTTGCAGATATATTTGATGGAGATGACGCGCTTGAACTTGCATTACCGCCAAATGGGAGTTGCACGGAACAAGAAGCACTAGCTACTACGGGCCTATCCTCTACATAAGATAAATCTATAAGTGGGTGCAGTGTCGGAGGCACGTTGGTTACGTTAATGGTAGTGTCAATAGCTACACTAAAACCAGAACCGCTAGTACTGTCTTGGTGCTCCTGCTCATCGCTTCGAGCGAAACTAAAAGATCCGTTGCACTGTGCTGATACATTTACCCGTTTTCCCGTTGTTATGATTCTATGGGATTCAGGTTTAAATGCAGGCCAACGCTTTATCCCTGAGGCAGAACTCCAATACGGAGCCTTCTCTATTAGTCTACTAATAACAAGATCTGAACTTACAAAAGAACCAGCAGTGTACTGTCCGTCAACGTATGCGTTTTCGGTCGGCTTCACATAGAAGATATGGATGTTAATTGGACAATCTTGACCCCACGGATACTCAATATCTAATAGTACTTCTGGCTCCTGTGAGGCAGAACCATTAGCTTCTCCTCTCTCAGAACCGCTTAGAGAGATATTGTCGCCTGCCGCATTACCATTCCAATTTGATTCGTATGTTCCTATAGCATTATCAGCAGACCAGACTACTTCGACGCTACGTAATACATTAGGGAGGTTAATGTCTACCGTAGAGCTGTAGGTCACAAAGTAACCTGCCACTACTTCATAAGGTACTGTTTCGGTGACACGCAGAAACCTGTCTTTAGTTACAGGCGTAAACGAAGTATCTTGTGCATATAGATCAGCTTCAGTAGGCGGATCAACAAACTGCTGAATCTTCCTAACCTGTGCCTTGACGTTGTTATCCCAATCAGATCCAACAAGTTCAGGCCACTCGTTTACGGTAACGGTCTCCCGAATGAAGCTGCCATCGCCTAATGGAGTCACTTGGGACTGCACTACAAGAAGACCTTCTTCTGCCGTTAGTTCAGATTGTGAATAGGTCTCAGTCGTAGAGGCAACGGTCTGCTCGACGTACGCACGCGTGCCAACAAGTGTTACGTCATCATCTGAAGTGGAGCGAGAAACCGTGCGTACCCGTTTGATGTCGGGATTAATCTGGTCCTCGCTGATCGAGATCTGATCTCCTGTAGGGACTGGCAAAGATGCTTTGCCCTCTACGATCTCTTCTGTTACGACAGTAGGTAACGTAGCCCTGAATCTCTCTGGCGTGAGGGTTGGCCTCTCAGCAGAGAAGGACAGCTTCTCGTCTAAGAAGGCACGCTCAATGTACGTCCGCACTTCAGCGACGTAGAGCGAATCAAGCTCTGCCTGATCCATCTTCTTCTGCTGCTTGTCGAAGAAGACGTACTCGATGTTGTCGAACGTACCTTCAGGCACGTTGGGCATCGCCGCGCCGAATTCTGGAAAGAGTGGGTCGAAGTCTGCCCTCGGCGTAACGTACTCGCGTAGCACGACACGGAACTCACGACCACCGACGTTACCGATCACGTTGCGGTAGCCTGAAGCAAAGTTGTACAGGTCTTGCGTGTCACGGTCTGCCGCATAGTAAAATTCAAAGATACCGTCGCGCTCAATGTCAACGGTCTTGATGAAGATCAGCTTATGGTTAGGCCATTTTGCAGCGTTAGGGTGTGGGGTACCGTATGCAGGAAAGGAGGCACGAGTGCAATCCCGTACTTCACTGAACAAGACATCCGTAGTGAGCGGAGTCGGAAAGACGGCACGGTCCTGCCGATACGGTGCTTGGGGTAGTTGGGAGACTGGCATTAGAGAATGGCTAAGTAATTATAAGTTCGGGTAGACATTCCAGACGCTGTGGTTGAGTATGGTATAAAGTTTCCTGTGTTTGATACAACAGAGTATTGGTGATTGGCTGGCAACGTAGTTCCGTTTTCCTGTATAATTACTTTGGAAGTGGCTGTCATATTAGGTACACTGATTGTTGGTCCAGTAATACTATTAGCACCCCATGTAAACGTGCCCGCAGCAATACCTACTACTCCAGCCAACGGCAAGCCCGTACAATTAGTAAGCGTACCTGAAGCTGGAGTTCCTAATACTGGAGTTGTTAAAGTCGGGGTTGTTAAAGTTGGAGAAGTCGAAAGAACAACCCCACCACTACCAGTTGAAGCAGCGGTGACGCCAGTGCCGCCGTTTGCAACAGGCAGAGTACCACTAACGTGAGTAGCTAAACCAATCTTACCCCACAGTGGAGCTGATGCAATGCCGCCTGAAATCAACGCATTGCCTGTAGCTACATCTGGAAGTTTACTTAATGCTGTTGAGCTACTCGCGTATAGAATATCGCCTGTTGTGTATGCTGTCTGACCTGTACCGCCTGCGGTTACACTTAATGAGTTTTGTGTAGCTAGAGCACCTAAGCCCAAAGTCGAACGCATAGTAGAAGCGTCTCCGTCATCAAGTAAACTAAAGGCAAAGGCGGTGCAGTTAAGTGCTGATGGACTTGCGGCACTACCTGTCGAGTTGCCTAAGATTGCACCGCCAGCAATTGTCTCAATCTTGGCAAGAGTGACGTTGTTATTTAGGATCTTTGTCGTCGTGACTGCGTCAACAGCGAGCTTCGCAGCGGTTACGCCCAAATCAGCAATCTTCGCAGTGGTCACGTTTAGGTCAGTGATCTTCGCAGTCGTGACCGCGCCAGCAGCGAGCTTATCTGTTGACACGTTGAGGTCTGCGATCTTTGCCGCTGTAACCGCACTAGCAGCGAGCTTTGCAGTGGTCACGTTGAGGTCAGTGATCTTAGCAGTCGTGGCCGCACCATCAGCAAGTTTAGCCGTAGTTACAGCAAGGTTGGCGATTTTGCCTGTAGTTACGGAAAGGTCTGACGGAGTGCTAACGCCAACGTCGGAAATGATAAGGGTGTACGTATCGGAAGGCATAATGATTAAGCGTCGTTAGTAATTTGTCCGCGTGCGGTGAGCGAACCGTAAAGGAGTCTAGCGCGTACCGTAGGCGAGCCACGATCCATGAAGAGATCCCACTCATAGATACCGCTGCCAGCCTTTAGCGTTTTGGTTTGGGCTTTGGTAATCGTAATTTGTACTTGTCCGTTAGTTGCAGTACCTAAGACAGTAGGCGTAAGGTCAAGCACTTCTTTCTTTGTCGCAACCTCACGAACGTCAGCAATAAAGGTAGCAGCAGTAGGCGACCCCAAATCAACAGCAGCACCAGCCTGATTATTGATCGTAAGCACGAAGCTGTAATCCGCTGCGCGGTCTAAGGTAATGTCGTAGTTGGCTGCAAGCATCAGGATAAAGGGTTAGGCCCAAAAGATATTAGGTACGTCAGGATCAAATTCTGGACGAGGGACAGGGATCACGCTGCCTGCGTCGTCAGTGATAGTCATTGTGGATGACCAGTAGATAAATTGCTCGCCACCTTCTGGAATCGGAATGCCGACAAGATCGCGGAAGAGAACCCAGAAGTTGCCGTCACCGTTATGCTCGCCGATCTCGCAAAGTGCGTGAGCGTGTGAGGCTGGAAACGAGAAAACTAAGCCAGACACTTCGTCAA